GTATTCTTCATTACCTTCAATAATTGTTTTTTCTTTAGTCACGTTGGTGATTAGTTGTCGAAAGAAGAAGAATGATGTTATACCTGCAGAGGCTAATGTTATTCTTAACGAGTGTGTGACTAAAGAAGTACACCCCAGTGTTTCTTTAATTCAAAGACAAACGTTTCAGTTTCGCCTGAAAACCGACTCAGGTTCAACTGAAAGTGTTTGTTTGATATCCGGTAGATGTATAGTAACTATTGCTCATATTTCTGATGAGAAAAATGGTTACCTTACTGTCTACAAAAATAAGGAGAAGACTCATATTTTAATTGATCAGATTTTTGTTCAGTGTGTGTATCGAGACGTTAACAGTGATGTTAGCGTTTGGAGTTTACCGAATAATTATCCGACCCCTTTTAAAAATTTGTCTTCGTCTTTTAATGTGAGTGATCATTCTAAGGAAACGTATTTTGTCCACCCAGACAATATATTATCCCTTAGTATGATGCGTTCAGAAACAGTTGATATTCCTACTCCGTATAGTATTGTTTTGAGTAGTGGAAAAGAGTTTAAAGGTTTGATAAAACCTACTGATATTTCTTATGCCTTGCATTATCAAGGTTTGTGTGGATCCCCAATTGTTTCTAATACAGGAAAATTTTTGGGAATGCATGTTGCAGGGTCTGATCAGTTGTCTATGGGTGTTGCCCTTAGATTATCTGAAAAGACTATAAAAGACCTTAATAGGGTGTTGTCAGGAAATTTTATGAGCTTAGATGTTGAATTAAGTAATAAAGTTTTGGAGAATTTTAGTGGGATAAAGTTGGATACAAATATTAGTGTTCATACCCCCCACAATAGTAAGTTGATACCTAGTCCTTTGTATGGAGTTTTTCCCGTTGAGAAATTTCCAGCTGAGTTGAGTAAGTATGGACCGCATACTGTTAAAGATGTTGCTAAGAAATCTTTCAAACCCGTTTTTGATGTTAATTCAGAAGAGATTGAGTTTGGAAAGAAAGTTTTGTTTGCTATGATAGATGATTTTGATGATCTTCCAATGGATCAAGTTATAAATGGAAATGAATTTTTGGCTGGAATCAATAAAGATTCTAGTAATGGTTTATTTTCACCAAAGACAAAGAAAGATTGTTTAGATTATGAGAATGGAAAGTTAACTGACTCTTTTGGTAAGGAGTATAAACTATATGAAGAAAAGATTGAAGCTGGTGTTCTATCACCTGAGGATGTTGTTTGGTCTGAATCATTGAAAGATGAGACAAGGCCTAAAGGCAAAGATCCTCGTAGTTTTAGAGTTTCGCGTATACATATGCAAATTTTAACTAAGAAGATTTTTGGAAGAATGGTTGAACAAATCATTCGTGAAAGAACGACAAACAAAGTTATGATAGGAGTAAATCCGTATAAAGAGTGGAATAACATTTACGATGAATTAAAACCTCATCTTAAATGGGCAGGAGACATTAAGTTATGGGATGGTAATATGTTGTCACAAGTACAACATGCCATGCATGAAGTGTTTTCCTTGAAGTATAAAGGAAATAAGAAAATGTTGAATTTTAT